GATGGCTTCCTCTAGCGTCATTGCACGAGCCCTTCGGTATTGGCTGCCTTCTGCCCCTTCCGGGCTTCGAGCTTCTTCTCGGCCTTCCGCATCTCGGCGAGGAAGGTGTCGACGACCTGCCGCTCCGTCTGCCGGGCGGCGGGAGTGAACCACGGACGACCGGGAACCTGACCAGCCGAGGTGCCACCCTTACCGCTGCGGCCCTTCTTCGCGAGCCACCCGGTAGCCCGGGTGCCGATGCGGTGACCCCACTCGACGAGGTGACCGTAGAAGATCCCCTTCCGCTTGCGCTTGTATGCGACGTTGTGGACGTAGACCGCCGTGCGGTCCTTCGCGGTCGGGGCGACCGCCACCCGGGCGACCTCCTGCCCTTTGAGCCGCTTGATGTTCGCGGTCTTCACCGCCTTCGACAGAGCGCCCGAGCCATTGAAGCGGCGGGCGTTCGCGGCGGCGGCGAGGGCGGTGGGCTTCGCTGCCTTCCGCAGGATGCGGACGACGAGCTTCTGCTGCCCCAGCGCGCCCAGTTCCTCAAGGCGCGCCATGCATTCGGCGACCCCGGTGAGCTTGATCTCCACGTCCATTAGGCGAAGAACTCCGAGGCCATGACCTGCCAGTCGCGGGAGCGGCCTTGCAGGTCGATCACGTGGCGGATGTCGAAGATCCGCGAGCCCCAGACAATGCGGTCTGCCGGGGTGAGCGTGATGTCCGGCTGGGCGCGCAGGGTAATGCGGCTGGTGACCTCCGCCTGCACGTGCTCGGCGGCGAGGAACTCCCGACCGCCCAGGGCTTCCACGTCTGCCCACACGGTGCGGAGGTCGACGTAGGAGCGCACCTGGTCGCCGTGGCTGTTGGCCGTCACCGTGCCGCGCTGGAGCGTGACCCGGTGGCGCAGGCGGCCGGCCTTCACGACCACCACACCCGTCGAGGGGTTGCCGGGTAAACCCGGAAGGCGTCCAGCGCGGGGTCATAAGACTCGGTGCGGACGTTCACGTGCCAGCCCGGGAGCGCGGTAAATACCGGGTTCTCGGGGTCGGTGTCATCGCGGTCGTAGATGATGCCGAGGACGTCGGTGTTTACGTGCAGGAGCCGGCCCTCGGCATTGAGCAGGTGCTCGGCCGCCTCCGCCTCGTCGGCGAACATGAGATACAGGTCGGTCATGGGAGCCTCTTAAGGCGTGGTGAGCGCGATCAGTTCGGCAGCCGAGAATGCGCGCGGGTAGAAGCGCGCGACCCGGAGGTGGCCGTTGAGCCATTGCGCCGTGCCATAGCCAGAGCCCAGCCAGACGTTAGTCGGGGTGCCGGTCCACGGGACATTAGTGTCGGTGACGACCGCCCCGCCATTCAGGCACAGCGCCCGGGAGTTCGCGGTGTAGGCGAAGGCCTCCTTGTGGATGGTCGGCGGTGCGGCGCTGTTCGCCGTGACGATGTTCGTCGTGCCGTTCCACCATTGCGCGGTATTGCCGCCCACGTTGAAGCCAGCCGCCGGGCTTGTAGTGAGCGCGGCGGGAGAATTGCCTCCCGCGAAGTCGTACTCCACATAGAACGTCCCCGCCGTGCTGGTGAACCAGGGCGAGAGGCTGCTCATCTGCATTACATCCGCCGCCCGGGTTACCTGGGCGGTAGTGGTGACGATGAACGAAGTCGCCACCGCCCCGAGCTCCAACTGAGGGCGCCCGACGTAGATCACGCCGCCAGTGTTTACGATTCGACGCGCCCGGAGCCGAGTGGCGAACTCGTCACGCTTGAAAAGCCGACCTGCCCAGACGTTGCGCCAGTCGATGGTGTGATGGTTACGGAGGTATTCGTGCCATAAGCCGCGAGGCCGTTTTCCAATTGGAAGATGACCTGCGGAGTCGTCGACTCAAGGTAAAACGACACTGTGTAAACAGCGGCGCTGGTGAGGCTGCCCACCGACTGCCGAAGACCACCGGACGCGCTCGTCGCGGTTACTTGCGCCAGAGTAAACCCAAGCGTCCCCGCAACATCCGCGCGCGTTGAAGTTCCGCTTACGGTTGCCGCCCACGGCGACACCGTGAAGGCATTGCTCTGGAGGAGCAGGTTCGCGCGCAATTCCTCCACGAGGATGCCTCGCGGAGCCAGCGTGGCGGGGTTGTAGTTCAGGCGCGAGGCGCCGCTCGCGGCGGTCTTGAGAAGACCGTCGGAGCCGTAGTAACTCGCCGGGCTCGCCCGGGTGAAGGTCACAAGCTCGGCGAATGCTTTGGGGGTGAGGGCCATGCGTTACACCCAGGCGGTCTTGTAGGGCGCCAGCAGGGCGTCCACTGCGAAGGGCATCGCGGAGATGCTGCCCGCGGTCGCCGCCTCGCGGTTCTCGTAGTAGTGACCCACGAGCAGCCGCAGGGCTTGCAGGATGGGCTGGGGGACGGTCTGGGGACCGCTGTAGCCACAGACGAAGGTGACCTGCACGGCGGCGAGGACGTCCTTCACCGTGGGCCAGGTGCTGCCGTACTTCGCCCGGAGGCGCGGCGGCGAGGAGTACAGGTCCACCTCCCACTCCGTGCTCGCCCAGGTCGTGAGCGTGCCGGCGGTGTTGTAGTACTGGACCGAGGTCACGGACTGGACCGGCTCCCGGGGGAGCAGAACCCAGCCATCCTCCGGGGTGGCGTCCATCGTGAGGAGCCATGTGCTGGCGGCAAGCGCCAGCCCGGTGATGTTCTCGATATGCTGGCGCGCTGCCAGGATGCAGCCAGAGATAACACCGTCGTCCTCGAAGTGATCGACGCGCAGGTGGTCCCGCGCTTCGGCAAGCGAGAGCGGCTCAGTGGTGGCGGCAGTGATAACGCGGAGCGTGCTCAAGGTCTACCCCTTGTGATGGAACTCGAGCGCACCGACGGAGCGCCGATGGGCGACGGCGGCGGGAGCCGCATCGACCTCGTCGGCATACGCCGCAGCGAGCGCCGCAGGCAGCGCGACCAGCGCGCCGCAGGGATACGGGACGCCCTCGATGTGGACATCCTTCAGAGCCGCGACCGTCACCGTGCCCGGTGCCGCCGCTGGCTGCTTTGCCTTCGCCATGTGTTAGTCCTTCGGAGGTGGGAGGGCGGCGGCACCGGGCACTGCCGAAGCCGCCGCCGCCCCTGCGCTTAGGTGGCGCTGTTGACGTAGGCCTTCACCGCCAGCGTGTCGACGAGGTTGGCGCCCGAGCGCATCCACGCCAGGAAGCCGACCTGCCCGAGCTTCGCGTACGCCGAGTCATCGAAGCGGAACATCGTGATGTCCATCGCATCGCGGACCTTGTAGTACGAGAAGTCACCGAAGAGGACGGACTTCGCATTCGCCGCCATTGCCGCGATGTCGTCGTTCACGACCACGTTGTAGCCGAGCAGGGTGTCCGGCATGGCGCGACCGAGGCCATCCCAGCCCGGGATGAAGATCGGGCGGCCCGCGGTGTCCTTCAGCTTGCGGATCTTCGCGAGGTTCGCGTCCGAGGTCATGAAGGAGCACTGCGGACCACGGTAGGCGTAGTTGACCGAGGCGATCAGGTCGACGAGGTCGTCGAAGATGATCGTGGTCGTCTGGCCCGTGGTGCCGACCTTGCCCGAGGCCGCCGCAGTGGCGACGCCGTTCGGCTGGCCCGAGCCGGTGCCCGTGGTGAAATGCTGGTTCTGGATGCGACCCAGACGGTCGACCAGGCGCTTACGCACGAAGGCCTCCACGTCGATGCTTGAGTCCTGAAGCAATTCGTAGGGAACGGCCACAATCTTCGAGCTGTACTTGAAGGTATTCAGCGAGACGCTGGTGAAGACCGGGTCCGCCGCGGTGGCGGTCGTGTTTTCGCCGATGAGTTCGCCGACTTCCGCCGTGCCGTCCGAGCCGGGGAAGCTCAAGGGACGGCCCTCGTTCGTAACGAGAACATCGGCCACCTGGCGGACGCCGAGGTAACCCTTCAGGGCGTCGATGAGCTGGGCGGCCACATCGGACTGGACGGAGAAGCCGCCCTGGTTGCCCGTGGTCGTGCTCATGGTGGCGCGGATCTCGTCGAGGGACAGAGCACGCTCGCCCTGGCGGAGCCACTTCGCGAACAGGTCACGCGAGGCCGAAGGCTTGCCGGCCTCCACCTTC